GGCATCGATTTGAAAGAGAAGAGAGCTTGTGCCACGGGCCCGGCTAGGTGGATCCTCCTGACCTACGCTAACCGTGGCTACGTTCCCATTCTCCGAGAACTCAAGGAAGTCTCCCACTATTGTAGGAGTCAAGCCTTGGGTTCACTGCGTCACGACCGGAAGGAAGTTCTCTTCCTCCGGTGGTTCCGCCTTGGGCCCTTCCCTCGGGGCCCCGGAGAACGGGTTCGTTTCTCCCAGGTAGCTAGGCTTGCGCGGTCCTTGCCCGAACCACCTACGTGGTTCGACAAGATCGCACTTGCCGAGTTCCTGGACCGTGTTTGTCCAAAAGATACATCACACTCAACGCCAGCTCATGTTCGTGATGAGATGGTCCTCCTGGCCAAGGCATGGGCCCGGCTTTATAAGCCGGGCACACCGCGCTTGGCTCCCAAGTTTTCTACAAACGCTTGTTTGGAGAAAACCCGGGCCGAGGGCGGCGCTGCCGCCGCTCTTGCGGAGAGACCCCGACGCGATCCTGAGTTCGATGTTGAGGGCATGGAATTCGACGGTCAATGGCTCACGGAGCTGTGTGGCGAAGCAGACGAGTCTGGAGCACCGTCCACCCGAAAGGGTTGGACGGTCCTACCAGGTCTGCTCAGCGACGCATGTCTCCTTGTTGACATTATCGAAGAGTTCCACGCGCTGGAGGAGCCGCCACGACTTCGCCCGACCATTATACGGGAAAAGGGGTTTAAACAACGCCCTTTGACCTGCATGCGGTCGGATGAGCTCGTTACGGCTCACTTCCTTCGTGACCTCTTTTGGGCCCCCCTTCAAAGGTTCCCGCCTACGGCGGCAGTCTTGAAGGGGGACAAGCTCTCTGCTGTCCGACGAGTGGTTAAGGGCCGTCGGGCAGGTCGGATGATTTACTCATCTGACCTGTCCTCAGCGACAGACTTCCTCCACCAGGATGTTGCCCAAGACGTCTCCACCGCGATTCTCGAGGAGTGGGGCTTCGGCCCCCTCCTTGTCGAGAGTGCGGAGAAGTGTCTGGGCGTCCACATGTTTTCCCATGATTGGGTTCAAACGCGTGGCATCATGATGGGTAGTCCTCTGTCCTGGTCCATCCTCAACCTCGTGAACTTCTTCTGCTATGTGCGGAGCCGGTTCCCAGTCCTCCCGAAAGGGGAGGGTCTGGTGTCTGCTCTTAGGATAGCGGAAGGTGAATGTGCCCTCTGCGGAGATGACCTTCTTGCCTATACAGACAAGGGGACAATCCACCGGTATGAGAGCCAGTGTCTTGGCGACGTTGGATTTGTAGCCAACATTGACAAGTCATTCTGCTCTCACACCGGTGGTGTCTTCGCAGAGTTATCATTCACTGTTCGTGGGGGTTACAGGTATGAACCGGAACCCTATCCACCTTTAGGACAGGAGCCAAAGGATCATGAGGTCCGGATCGTTCACTCTGTCGACCCAATTGGTGAC